GTGGGATCCTCGTGCTTCAGGAGGACGATCATGTCGCCGGAGAGAAGGCAGGACGCCAGAGCGAGCTGCTGCGCGGTGTAGAAGTTATTGACTCCGATCGCGTCGCAGTTCCTCTTGTTCGCAGCCCAGAGCTCGAACTCCTCCTCGGTTTTCCGCTGCCACTCTTTTGCCTGCTCAGGAGTCAGGCCGAGCTTCACGCGGTTGATGCGGCTTTTCAGCTGAAGGCCGCAGCCGATGACGTTCGTCCGGTTCGTCTTGATCGCGGAGGTCGCCACTGGGGCCGCCATGTAGAGCATCCGGGCCCTCTGGCGCAGCGTGTAGTTGTGCGCGTCGATGTCCTCGCGCGGTGATCCGCTCGCTGCGATGAAGCCCTTCAGCGCCTTTTTTGCATAGCTGGCGCCGGCGTCTCCGTACCCTTTGTTTGCCGGTCTTACCGGCCGGGCGCCGATGGGTGCCAGTTTCTTGTCATCCATGTCGTCGCCTCCTTACCAGTCGCGCGGTATTACGCCGACTGCCTTCCTGACAGACCGCCCGGAGAGCTTGCCTTCGAGGAGCGCGATCTCTGCTTCGAGCTCTTTGATGGCCGCCCTGATGTTGCTCAGGTCTGTCTGATACCTCGCGAGGTTCCTGCTTCCGATGCCGTAGCTCTGCACGCCACCGGTGAGCATCTCTTTCTCACGCGCGAGGTAAAACGTGAGCCGCTCCTTCTTGGAGTTGATCTGCTGTTGTATGGCCTCTCTGCTCATGGGCACCTCCTATTGGTCACCAGTCGCTTCCGCCGTCCAGCTGCCTGTTCTTGGCGGTTCGTTTTTTCGCTGGTTTTTGCTGTTGAGCTCCTTGCGAGCTCGCGGGTTCGGGTGCGTTCTTCAGCCGCCTCTCGATCGCGTCGAGATCCGGATCAGCGATCCGGAAGCCGGCGTTTGCGTAGTTGCGGCAGTCGAGCGCCTCGTTCCTTTGGTGTCCGGGGATCTTCTCCCACGTCCAGTGGTCGCCTCGCTTCGAGTGACTGAGCACGAGCTTCTCCGAGAGCAGCCCGGAGAAGAATGTGGCGTCATACCCTCGATCGTCGCCGCGCGGGAAGTGGAGATAGTTCGGGCCGGGTTCTTGAACCTTCAGCCCGCTCATGATCTTCGACTTTCCGGCATCGACGCCGATGGTGTAGAGCCAGCACGTGATCTTCTTGTTGTCCTTCAGCGGGACGCGTGAAGGCAGGCCGACGAACGGGATGTCCGGGCCGCCTTTTCCCTTGATAGCAAAGACTCGCTTGCTGTGTCGCTTCCGGCATGCCGCATATACCTCCTGAGTATAGTGACCGCCAGAGTCGACGCACGTGATGCAGATCTTCAGGCCTCTGCCGTTCTGGAACCGGTAAACATGATCGACGACGTCATCGAGACGCTGCCAGACTTCTTCGTTGTCTGGCTTGCCCATGATGAAGCCCTTCTTGATGCCCCAGCTCTCGCCGTAGTGGCCATACCCGACGACCTCGTACTCCAGACGGTTGTCCTGAGTGTCGACGCCGCAGGTCAGAGCGAGAACGCCGTCCGGCAGCTCGGCGGGGTATTCCTCGCGGCGTGCCATGATGGTGTCCTCGTCCTCCAGATCTCCACGATCCTCCCAGAGCTCGCCCAGCAGTGTGTTATACACGACCTTCAGGCGTTCCGGATCGTTCCTTGCTTCGAGGAAGCGCTGAGCTATTGTCGACCACGGCATCCACGGGCTGGCGAAGGCATTGAGCCAGAAGGAGCGCACCCCGCGCTTGTAGGCGTCGGGGTTCTCTGCGATCCACTTGGCCGGCTGCTTTCGCATGACGTCCTCCGGTGTTAGGCAGCCGCACGAAGGGCAGGCCCAGCCGATGGATGTGATCGTATAGCTTTTTTTGCGGTTGATCTCCTGAGTCTCGAACTCGAACTTGACCGAGTCGAACCGGATGTCATGCCACTCGCCGCACTCAGGGCACTGGTGACACCAGCGTTCCTGCGTGCCGCGGTAGAACGAGGCCTCGATGTTGCTCCGGCCTTTGATGGTCGGCGTCGATACCTCGACCGCTTTTCTATTGTAAAACGTGGCTTGTCTGGCTTTCGCCAGTTCCCACGGATCACCCTCTGTTCCGGCACTTGGCGCCCAGCGATCTCGCTCGTCGCCGAAGATGTACCGGGCCGGCGTCGAAGCCAGTGCGCTCGCACTGTTGGAGCCGGTCATCGTCAACATTCCTCCGGGGTATGATTTTTGGAGGATGGTGTTCCCGCTGTCTCTCGTCTTGACGTCGGAGACCTTTGCCTTCAGGGGCTTGGAGTCCCTGATCATTGGCGCCACGCGGAGGCGGGAGAACTTCCGCGCGTCCTCGATCGTAGGCTGCACGAACAGCGTGCTGGCCGGATCTTGGTCTATTGAGTAGCCGATGCAGTTCAGGAGGAACTCGGACTTGCCGACCTGAGAGGCCGCGACCATGACGATGTTCGTCACCTTCGGATCGTTGAAGGCGTTCATCGGTTCCTCCAGATACGGCGTCCGGGATGTTCTCCACGGGCCCGCCTCGGCCGAGTTTTCGGGCGAGAGCCGGCGGTGCCGGTCGGCCCATTCTGCAACAGTCAGGTCATCAGGCGGGGCGAAGGCCCGGATGGCCGGCGCGATCGCTTTGTTCAGCTGCGCGTCTTGCTTATTCGTCGTCTGAGTCCTTCGTGAGCTCACCCCAGCCCTGACGATCTCGGACGCGCTTCTTGTAGGCGTTGGAGTCGTAGGAGTAGTTGGAGAGCTCCAGCAGGATCGCGTGGACTTCCTGCTTTATCCTTTCGGAGATTTCCGCAGGCTTGTCGATGGTGGCGAGGTCGATCGCGAGGCGACCGGGGAGCGCCAGCATCATGCTGCGGATAGTAAAGACGAGGTCGGTGGTCATGGCCTCGACGTCCTCGCTGCGGTGCATCTCGCCCTTCAGCTCTTGGAGCTCCATGTCGGCGATCTCCGCCTTCGTCGCTCTGAGGTCGGCGTCTGCCTTGATCTTTCGGCTCTCGTTCTCGGTGTCGTCTTTGCTGCCGCCTTTACTGTTGCATTTTTCCTGAAGGTACGCGATGTACCTCCGGACTGTGTCGAGTAGATCATAGCGGCGCTGCCTGCCGACCTGCTCCGTTTTCAGGACGCCGTCCTGCGTTAGCTGCTGGATCCGGCGGGCGGTCAGCCCGAACAGTGTGGCGATGATCTTCGTGTCGACGTAGTTCTTCTGGGGCGCCTTCTGAGCGCCGGGTTCTGTTGGCATGGCCGTCCTCCTTCCTCTTTTCTGCGTAACGAAACGGCTGAAAATTTTCTCCTGAGTCTGCGCGACTTTTGGGCTCGCCAGCACCGCAGGAGAAATAAATCACCGGAAGAACCTACCGAGAATTTTTTCTCGCGCGTTTCTTCGGGGCGCTGCGGCCTTCGGGCGGCCTTGCCTTTTCTGGAGGTTCTTCCGGGGATTTTCTGGTGGTTATGCACCGCAGCTTCGGGCTGCTGCGGCTGGGCTTGGCTTCACTTCTTCGCGAGGCGCTCGGTGTTGTGCTGGAGCCTCGTCGTGAGGAGCTCATCCATGCGGGCTTGGATGTCGGCCGCGACTTTTTCGTTGGTGATCATCTGCGGGATGCTCACCGTGCGGATGGCTTCGATCGGGAGGCGCTTCTCGGATGTCCTTTTGAATGGGATCTCCGTGGTTCCGGCCGCGCCTGACGGCGCGAGGAATACGCTGGAGCCGAGGGCCTTCTTCTTTCCTTTGAAGATGGCCGCCTTGACTGTGTATTTTTTGCCGGCCTCCGGGCGCTTCTTTGGCGTCATGGAGAAGTGGGAGGGGGTGAGGACTCGGCCCTTGTACGTGAGCTGTACGCTGTCGACAGTCACGCCGCTGACCTTTATGGAGCCGACGGTCTTGGCGCCACCTTTGGCTGCCTTGCCTGCTGCTGTGACCTCGCTGCTCTTGATGCCGTAGACGGCGGTGACGGCCTTCGTCACCTGAGCAGGGGCTCTTTGCTTACAGTCTGCGATGGTTCGGCTGATGGCCTTGTCGACGTCCTTGTTCAGCGCCTTCAGATCTCCGACCATTTTGGAGAAGTTCGGGAGCTTGACGTCTGTCTGCATGGGGGGTGTCCTCCTTTCCTCTGGTTTGCCCTTGGTGCGGGCGGCGAGACTTGAACTCGCACGGCTGTGAGGCCATGGGCTTCTGAGGCCCACGCGTCTGCCAGTTCCGCCACGCCCGCGTCTTTGAGTATGAAAAAACCGGCCCGGAAGGTGTTGCCCCTCCGGCCGGTCGTTTTCAGCATATAGGATAACACACGGCGCTGGTCTTTTACAATTCACTTTCGTCTCTGTTTATCTCCGTTCGCTTTCCGTCGACTTCCTGCGGAGTTCCGTCGGAAGGCGGAGAGAACAGCGCAGCGAGCGCTGCCAGAGCCTTGCCATGTATCAAAAATACGTTGTGCATGTAGCGGTCGATCTCCAGCGCGTAGTCTTTGCGGCGGCCGTAGACGCTTTTGCAGACGTCCTTCCAGTCGCTTCCGTAAAAATAGCGCAGGTTCACGACAAGCGTCTCGATCGGCTTCAGCTGTTCGACCAGTGGCTCCAGCTCGGCCCAGTCTCGGTCGATCTCGGCTTGCTTTTTTGCGACCTTCTTTTCGAGCTCGATTTTGCGGTGCACGATCGCCTCGGTTTGCGTCAGTTCTCTGTGGCCTCCGCCGGGGACTCCGGAGAAGTTCGGGCTGCCGCAGCTGCCATATTGTTCCTCCGCGTGTTGGAGTTCCAGCTTCAGGGCGTCGAGTTTTTCGAGCATGTCGAGGTGGGCGTTTAACCTTTCCTTTATCGGCTGTGTTTTCTTCATGGTTTACGTGGGACGCATCAGTCCGTTTCACCTCCTTCGACGCTTTCGGCGTTGATCTCGAAAATTCCGGCGATTTCTTCGCGGGATAATTGCTCGCCGTTGCGGATGCACTTGACATTGTTGGAGCCGGTCGCCCTGATGTAGCGCTTGACGATTACGTCGACGAAGCCGGGCGCGATCTCCATGATGTAGCTCTTTTGGTTCTTTGCTTCGGCCGCCATCATGGTCGTGCCGGATCCTCCGAAGGGATCGTAAACGCCCTCCGCGAAGTCATTGTTGTCGAGCACGGCCTCGATCAGCTCGACGGGCTTCTGAGTCGGGTGCAGCTCGTTCCCGGAGCGGCTCAGCTCGATGACGTTGCCGTAGCCTTTGTGGCCGTCGAAGTGAGTCTTTGCTCTGGCTCCGAACAGCAGGAGCTCGTGCTGCGATCTCCAGCCGGATCCCATGCCCGGCGTCTTTTTATTCCAGACGATCATGCTCTTGACTCCGAAGCCGGCGCCCTCGGCGAGGTCGAACAGATACACCCACATGCGCCAGTCTGTGAAAACGTAGGCGTATTTGCAGGGAATATCGGCGAGAGCGGAGGCGATCAAGTTCTGGTAGCCTCTGGTGCTGAGGATGTCGTTCGCGATCATTGGAAGGTCGCCGTCGACTCTCACGGTGCCGATGCTGCCGGTGCTCTTGTCGCTCTCTTTGCTGCCTCCGGAACAGTATGGCGGATCCGTCAGGAGGATCTGCGGCTTTTCGCCGTTCAGGAGCTTCGCCTTGTCGTCCGGGTTGGTGCTGCTGCCGCACATGACGCGGTGATGGCCTCCGAGGATCCAGATGTCTCCGTATTTCGTCACCGGTTCGGCCGGTGGCTCGATCACGACGTCGGGATCGTTGAGCTCATTGTGGACGGCCTCGGAGAGGGCGGTGGCGATGTCCTTGTATTCTTCCTCTGAGTAGCCAGAGAGCTCGAAGTCGATCGCTCCGGTGTCAATATCCGCAAAAACGTCGGCGAGCATCTTGCTGTCGATCTCGGCCAGCTCGGCGATGCGGTTGTCTGCGGTGAGATCCGCGAGCTCCGCCTCCTCTGACTCGTAGTTCTGATACTCGACGGGCACCTCCTTGAGCTCCTCCAGCTCCGCGGAGAGCTGTCGGCCGTGTCCTTTGACGATCAGGCCGGAGCGGGTGCTGATCGTGATCGCATTTCTCCATCCGTTTCCTCGGATGATTTTGCCGAGCTTCTCGATCTGCTCCTGCGGGTGTTTGTTCGGGTTCTTCGGGTTCGGCCGGAGCTGTCCGATCGGCAGGATCTCGTCATACGCGCAGTAGACCGGGATCCCGTCGGCGAACGCCCTCGGCTTTGTGTCAGGTTTCGGTGTTGCCATGGCTTACCTCCTCCGGGCGCTTGACCTTCAGCGTGTATTTCACCGGGATGAACTGCGCGGCGAACTCTGCGACCTCTTTGAGCTCGACGTCCGTGAGATCCTCGTCGTCTGAGCGGCGCGGGATCATGACGATCTCGCTGGTCACGTTGTTCACGAGGAACTGACAGCTGCCGAGCTCCGGGAACGCTTCGAGGACGGCGTCCTTGATCTCCTTCCGGGAGTAGTTGCCGGTGATCATGGCTCTCTGGACGATGCGCTTCTTCAGCTCTCCGGTGCTTTCTCCCGGTTTTCTCTCCATGCCGTACTTCTCGGCCTCGGCTTCGACGCGTTTGCGGCGGCGTCTGTCCTCGATCAGCACCTTCGGCGTCAGGACGATCACGGCGATCACGACGATGGCGAGAGGGAGGCCGAGAACGCAGAAGATCGGGATCAGAGTCGTCCACCAGCTCCAGTCGACGGCTCCGGCGAGCTTCATGGTCAGGAATACGATCTGAAGGACGATCAGGATCATGGCGACGGCCACCCAGAGGCATCCGATCGCGGTCGTGGCTCTTTTACTCAGCTTCATCGTCGCCACCTCCTTCAGACGTCGCCCATGGCGTTCCGGGGAAGCGCTTCTCAGCGATCTCCTTGTACTTTTCGCCGAGCGCGTTGAAGATCGCGTCATACTCTGCGCCGTGTTCCAGACTGTCGGGGCCGAGCGCCACGTGGGCGAGCTCCTGAGCCAGAGCTTCAGCTGCGACCTCGA